GTATTGATACAAATAGCAGAGAGTTTAGAAAAGCATTTTATTACACTATATATCCTGATATAAAACAGAGAAGAGAGAATAATATACAAAGCTGGAAAGCTAGAGCTGATAGAAACTACGAAGCTAACAGAGACAAAAAACTAAGAAACATTATTGTTGATACACTACAACCTTACCAACAAGGTGATGCTGTTGATATTGATGTAGAAACTTTAGTTCAAACAATCATGGCAACTCGTCCTAACTTTACTAAAAGACAAGCTGTAAACTATTTATTTGAAGAAGTTGCTACAGAAGTTGGATCAGACGCACCTAGATTAAAAATACATCATCTTGATTATCTTTTTGATGATGCTTTATATCAACATACAGCAACTGGTAAATTTACTACATACGCAGAAGGTAACTTTAAAGATAAAGATGCTAATAGCTCACTTATAATCAACACAAAGGATAAGCTAGCTTTAGTAGAGGACAGACGTAAAAGAGCTGCAAAATCTAAAGCACAGACTGAACTTGATGAACTAGATGTAAAGTTTCCTAACGGTGTACCTAACCCTATCTTAGAAAAGAAATTACTTGAGTTACAGGATAAGTACCCTAACATAGATGTCAGCAGTCTACAGGTAAGCAGTCGTGGTATTACAAATGGCGGTGAGTATGGTAGAGCTGGTCAAGGAGATCCTTTACAGACATTCAACGATGATCTAAAAAACTCTTACGTAGCACAGATAGGTAAAGAGTTGTTTTCACCATTCAACCAAAGAGAAGTAGAAAGAGCTAAAGGTGTGCTTGCTTTTGAAGTTGAGAAACAGACAGATCTAGGAGTTAAACTAGATGAAGCTATACAAAACGTATACCCTGATATAAAAGCTGGGTTGCTTGCTGGTCAATACACAGGAACTGAGATTGAAAAACGTAGAGGAGAAAGAGCAACACCAAACGATATAATAGCAGATGCTAAATTTTTACAATCTGATATAGGCAAAGTACAGTATCAAGGAGAACCAATATCCCTGTATGAAAAGCAGTCTCTAACTGACTACAAGAGACATTTAATTAGTCCAGAGATATATCCATTTCCAGAATACTTTAGAGGTGTAGTTAGAGGCACTAAGCTTAATGCTAGACAGTATGCTTATAATAGACTAGAAGCAACAGGTGGATTGAACGAACAAGGTCTCATCAAACAAATGCCGTTTGTAAATAAAGACGGTGTTCTAGTAGACCCACAGTTTGATCTTACATTAGAAGAGCTTAACACTTTAGAAGTCAAGCCTCATCTTACAAAAACTTATAGTGCTTTACAAGATCCAGAGAAAGCACAAAAGATTCTAAAAGGTTTCCAAACAGGCAACCAACCGGGAACTTTTGACTCAGCTACAGGTCCAAGAAAGACTAACGCTGACGATCTTACTGTTGGTCAAGTGTTAACATTTGCCAAAAGAGGTGCTAGTAACTTTGGAATCTACGGATTCAGTGCACAAGAGTTAAAAGATGCAGTTAAGTTTCTACCTCCTAGTTATCTTGACACACAATTTAACGAAGAAACACAGAGTTTTCTAGTATTAGAACTTGTAAGACAACGAGCTAACAGAACAAATAGCATTAGAGGTGCTATTATACAAGCCGAAAAAGGTGGTGAAGAGACTGTCTTTGCAGGCGATGAAGCTGAGGGTAGATGGGACAGGCTAGTTCCACTAACTCCAGCAGAACAAAACGCTGTTTTAGACTTGTTTCCTAATTTACGACAGATGCCTATGAACCAGTTTCAGAATCTTACAGGTGGTGTGGTTTTAGGTATAGAAAGTGAAATAGCAAACTATGAAAGAAACAGAAGAAAACAAAGAAAATTTAGAAGATGACAGACTCAAACTACTCGAAATCTGAGATTACTGTTGACGAAGGCTATGCTGATTACCTAGCTGGCCTTGCAGAACAGGCTACAGACGAGTATGAGCGGAGGAGAGATGCACAAGAAGCTGCACAGACACAGGTAGAAACAGATGAAAGGGTCGCTCAAGAAACACAAGACGATCCTCGAAATGCAGAAAACTGGGGTGCTAAGGCACTCATAAAAGAGGGACAATCTATATTGTCTGGTGGTATTCAAGATACAGCATCCTCAATCGCTACTTTTCCAGAACGTACAATAGATGCGATATCTGGAGAAATGCAAGAACAACGACAAAAGACTGGTACATACAGACCAGACTGGAGTCCATTCGGTGGGTATGATAATCCAATCGAAACAAGAACATGGTGGGGTAAGCAGTTACGTGGTTTGGTTCATTTTGGTACACTTGCACTTGGTACAGTTGCAGCAGCTAAGGCAGCCGCAGCTACTGGAGTTGTCACGATACCAGCTGGTTTACTTGCACTTGCAAAAGGTAATTTAGTTAGAGGTGCTGCCGTAGGTGCTGTGTCCGACCTTATATCTAAAGAGTCAGACGAGCAAAATGCTTTAGGTGCATTACGTGACAGGTATGGTTGGATAGATACACCAATATCTACCAAAGATACTGACCATCCAGTCGTAATGAAAATGAAAAACATTGTCGAAGGTATGGGCATAGGTCTAATTTTTGACGGGTTTGCATACACACTAAAGAAAGGTAGTGACAAAGTTATCGAACAGATAACAAAACGTAATAAGAGTTTAGAGAATCAAACAGTACAAGCTGGTATAGCACAGCTTCGTCAAGGTGAGCAAGAGTTTAGAGCAGATAAAAACGCACCTATATCTCAACCACACCAAGGAGCACACGTATCAGAGGTAGATCCACAAACAGCTCGTGAGCAGTTGTCAAAGACACGTAAGCAATGGGGCTCAGAGGAGGGTTCTACTGGTAGTGTCACAACACCCGTAGAACGAGAAAGAATAGGCTTAGAAGGCGGCACAGACGAGGCTACGGTCGAACGTATCATGCAAGGTTTGATGAGCACAGAAAAGTTTGCAAAAGAACTAGACGCAGCAAAAGGTGATCGCAAAGCCTTAGTAGCAAAATTTAGAGAAGCTATTGAAGGACACCAACGTATTACTCAAGGCAGAAATGCTTTAGACATGTCGCCACAGGAGTATCTAAAAGATTTATTAGAAGCTAATCCTGACATAGTTGATGGTATAGAAGTGTGGACATCTAAAAACGTAGTAATTGCTGACCTTGTAATAGGGTCACTTCTTAAACAGGTACGTGACTTAGGTGTTGCTGGTAGAGAGATAGCAGATATTGTAGACTTACAAGACATAGACGGACCAGCTAAACAGCTTGTCGATACTATGTTGACTGCACTGTACGAAACAAAGAAAGCTAGATTTGTAAAATCAGACTCATTCAGAGAACTAGGTCTTGGTAAGAAAAGTAAGAAGACTGTAAACGAGGCAACACAAGCTTCTATGGAAGAGGCTAAAGAGTCTATTATGTCTATTCTTAAGATTGCTAAAGATGACAAAGATGATAATATGCTAAACGCTTTGTATGAAGCATTTTCTATGATGGAAGATGTTAATACATTAGATGACTTCGACAACTGGGCAAGAAAAACTATACTTGGTGGGCCACTAAAAGAAGGTGGTGCAAATCGTACAGGTTCTATGATTCGTGAGTTGGAAGGTGTTATGACACACAGTATACTGTCTGGACCTAAGACACCTATTCGAGCAATCATGGGTACATCTACTGCAACATTCTTAAGGCCACTGGCTCAGAGTTTAGGTGCAATTTTAAGATTACCGTTTGATGGCAACGTAGCTGACGTAAGAGCAAGTCTTGCATCCGTAAATGGTATGATGGAAGCTATACCTGAGTCATTTACACTATTTAGAAGTAAACTAAACTCATACTGGAAAGGCGATATAAGATCAATCAAAACACGTTTTACAGAGTTTACAGCAGCCGATGATAACTGGGAGATACTACGTCGTTGGGCAGAAGATAGCGGTAGAGCTACACCCGGAGAAACAGCAGCATTTCGTGTAGCAAACGTAGCACGTCAAATGAACAATAGCAACTTCTTGACGTACTCTACTAAGATTATGGCTGCAACTGACGATGCGTTTGGCTATATTATGGGTCGTGCAAAGATGCGTGAAAAGGCTATGCGTAGAGTTCTCGAGTTACAGGACAACGGATATAAGACACCTAAGATAACAAAAGATCTGATGCGAGCATATGAGGATGACTTCTATTCACAAATCTTTGATGCACAGGGTAATATTGTTGACGAAGCTACACAGTTTGCACGTAAAGAAGTTACACTTACACAAGAGCTAACAGGCTTTGCAAAGGGTCTTAATGACGTGTTTAGTGCTACACCTTTAGCTAAACCATTCTTTTTGTTTGCTAGAACAGGTGTAAATGGACTTGCTCTTACAGGTAAGTATACACCGGGTTTCAACTTCTTAGTCAAAGAGTTTAATGATATAGCGTTTGCAAACCCTAACGACTTACGAAGTGTATCTAAATATGGTATCTTTACAGCAGAAGAGCTAGCCAATGCACGTGCCTTACAAACAGGTCGATTGGCAATAGGTTCTGGTGTAGTTATGATGGCTGTTAACGCTTGGATGCGTGGTGATCTTAACGGTAACGGACCAGTTGATAGACAGAAAAGACAACTATGGCTTGACGGTAAGTGGGAACCTAGAACTATAAAGCTAGGTGCAGTTCGTGTTGGTTATGACCAGTTTGAACCATTTAACCTTATCATGTCTACAATCGCTGACGTAGGTGACGCAAGTCAACTTATGGGTGAAGAGTGGACAGAAAACGAGTTAGGTAAGATAGCTCTTGTTGTAGCACAAGCTGTGACAAGTAAATCATACTTAGCTGGTATACAGTCGTTTGTTGACTTATTTGCCGGTCGACCCGGTCAAACAGGTCGTATCATATCTGGACTTGCTAACAATGCAGTTC